GCAGTTCCAGTAGAAATGGAAGGGCCAGCTGAAACCCGGAGTGGCAGAAAGAAGGCAGGATACTCACGGTCTTACCGCAATGAATACAGTAATGGCGTTGTACCGGAATGGAGAAGACATCCTCATACCAGATCACATGCCGGTGATAGACACCATGAAGATGGAGCCGCCTGCGCGAATAACAATGAGGACAGCTATCGATGCGAACTTTTTTAGCGGTGTAGAATTCGGTGATATAATCCAGTGGGTGGTCAGAAAAGTGTTCCAGATGAACCATGGTTTGTGCTTCCTTAAAGTGCTTAATGATTAATCATTATACCATAGTTGAAAAGCTCGGTTTAGCCGAAATAATTTGATTAAATCAAGACTGTTTTGACACTTATAATTTGACAATTAACACAAGACAAAGGCCAGAGTATTGGGGAGGTGCAAGACTATGAACGTTGGTGGAATCTTGAGTGGAATAAGGACTAAAAAAGGAATGAGCTTGAAAAAGTTGTATCACCTTTCAGGTGTTGCCGACTCGGTTATACATAGATGGGAAACTGGAGAGACAATGCCGAGAATTGATGTTTTGCAAAAGGTTCTTAATGCGATGGGTTACAAATTACAGATTGTAAAGAAGGAGAAAAAGAATGACAAGATTGGAAGATGTTAGCAAAGGAACGATGATTACCGTAAAGAGCAAAGAGGACTTTTATTTCAGAGTTTTAACTAGGGAAGACCTGGAACGGGAACTGAAAGAAAAAAAGGTGGCAAAGGCAAAAGTAAAAAATGATATTGAACTGACAAAAGCCGAAAAGTTGGTTGCAGAATTCAGCTTCAAGAAAGTTCTCGGATATTTTGGAGAAGTTTATGAAATGCATGAGGACTGGCAGGAAGCGGTTATGCAGGATATAGAGGATTCCGGGATTGAAGTAAAGAAGATCGAAAAAGCAATCAATGAGGTGTTCCGAAACAATCCAACATTCATAGAAGGTGAGAAGTTAGTTTTTGGGGAAGGAAAGGGTAGAAAAAATGCCTAGATTTGAAAGACAATGCCAGGAATGCGGTTTAATTTTTGAAATGGATTATTGGACACATCCGGATAAGTTTATTTGCCCGCATTGCAGGAACCAGGAAGAAAGCAGCGATAACAGAGCGATAAAGTCGTTAAAACGGATGAAACGAAAGCTGGGAGTGACAGCATCATGAAAAAGAGCACAAAAAAAGACTCTTCCAGGCACGGCAATGCTTATGGGAAGAGGCTCCATTAGAATACTTAGAGCATTATATCACAAATAATTGAATAATAAAAGACCGCCCTAAAAGCTGTGGAAGCAGAGGCGGTCTTTTTAAAAAGCTGTTATCTAATTATACCTTTTTTTAGTGAAGATAACAAGCGAAAAACGGCTGAGTAATCAGCTTTTTGACTCGATAAGAGTATTATTTTAACGACATCTTTATAGAAAAAGGGGTGAGCAAAATGCCGTATGTCAAAAAGACAACCAGGGCGGGCATGACGATTGAAGTGGAGAAATATTTTACAACTCGGTACCACAAAAAAGGAATTACCAGGGGAGAGAACAAAAAACCAACACCAGAGAAAATGGCCATCATCAATGAGCGGAATGCAGAGAAGAACCTGAGGCAGTTAATCAATAACAATTTTGGCCCGGGAGATCTGCACCAGACTCTGACATACAAAAAAGAATTACGGCCGGATCCGGAAGAATCAAAAAAGGAGCTGGAACGATATTTGAGAAAAGTCAGAACAATATACAAGCGGCGTGGCCATGATCTTAAGTACATCACGGTAACGGAATATAAAAACAAAGCTATACACCATCATTTAATAATTAACATGGTGAACGGTATTAGCGTGAAAGAATTGAATGATCTTTGGCAGAATGGGCGGACACGTTTCACCTATCTGGATGATACCGGACAGTATGGAGCGCTGGCCCATTACTTGATAAAAGAGACCAGAAAAACATACCAGGAAAAGGGAAGTCCTTCCGGTAAACGCTGGAACCCTTCCAGAAATTTGGAAAAACCAAAAACTGATGTTGAGATTGTTAAAGCAAAGGAATGGCGGAAGGAACCGGCGCCCAAAAAAGGATACATGCTGGAAAAGGATTCTATCCGGGAGGGATACCACGATTTTACAGGGTGGCCGTTCCAATGTTATAGCATGGTTAAGATTGAAAATAGGAAGAGGTACGGAAATGAAAAACAAAAAAGAAAACCACTGTAAAAAAGCTGACTGTTTATATTATGACCATAAACAGTACAACAATAATTGTTCGGCGTCGTCTACTCAGCATAAGTTACAGACATGCCGCATTTATCAGCAGCGGAAAGAAGAGGATAAGAAATGAGTGAACAGAAAATAAAGTATATTGATATTAATAAAATTGTACCACATCCCAAAAATCCACGAAAAAAATTAACGGATCTGGAAGAGCTGGCAGATAGTATCAAAGAAAATGGGATTATGCAGAATTTAACGGTAGTGCCATGGTATAGCCAGTTCACTGGAAAGCCAGGAGATAACGGCAGTACAGATGGTGAATATTATGCAGTCATTGGCCACCGGAGACTGGCAGCTGCAAAACTGGCCGGATTAAAAGAAGCGCCATGTGTTATCTCGGATATGGATGAAAAACAGCAAGTGGCAATTATGTTGATGGAGAACATGCAGCGTAGTGATTTGACAATCATTGAAGAGGCTGAAGGAATGCAAATGATGTTTGACCTGGGATCCACGGCTGATGAGATTGCAGAAAAGACGGGGCTCTCTAAAACGACGATAAATAGAAGAGTTCAGCTGCTGGATCTGGACCGGGAAAAGCTGTCAGAATCGTTTGAACGTGGCGGGAAGCTTCAGGATTACCTGGAACTGCATAAAATAAAAGACCAAGAAACTAGGAACCTGGTAATGGCCGAAATTGGAACAAATAACTTTGAGTGGTCATTAAAAAAAGCGATCCGTGCTGAACTGGGGCGTGAAAACAAAGCGGCCATCATAGAAATGGTCAGTGAGTTTGCCAAGGAAGTTCAGGAAGCCGACTGGAGCATAATGACCTATGTCACAGCGTATGGATATTATACCGACGAAGAGAGAGCAAAACCAAAAGACTGGCAAACAGAAGAATATTTTTTTAGAGTCGCCTCTAATGACGTATTTTTATATAAACGACGGCCAGATAATGATGAAACGGAGGAAGACCTACAAAGCGAAAAAAGGCGCATTGACAAAAATGAACTCGATGAAATAAAAAAAAGAATGTATGAAATGCGGTTTGATTTTGTGAAGAAATTACCGCAAAACAAGGTGAAAAAAAACAGCAGCGATATAACAGCTTTCGCAGTCATGGTAATACTTAATAATTTTAGCAACTGGTTTAACAGAGAGCGATTGGCCAGTTTGTTAGGGATTGAAAATCATGACGGCGATGAATTGGAAAAAAAGATCATCGAAGTGCCGGAAAAAGCACTGTTATCAATGCAATATTTACGGGCGGATGATGATCACAGAAGCTATGCTGATTATGACAATAGGTATAAAGGAAACAAGGAACTTGATAGTATTTATAATTTACTTGAGATTCTTGGATATAAAATGTCAGATGAAGAAATAGCCATCAGAAACGGAACCCATGAATTATATGCCAGAGAAGAAGAGGAATAAAGTGAAAAAAGGTGATTGCCGGTGCTGCAAGTACGAGAAAATAGGGCTGATCAATGGCCAGTGCCGGTATTGCGGGATAATATCTTTGAACTGGGAGCCAAAAGAAGAGGAAAAGGGGAAAAAGAAAAATGAAACAATCAGATCCCAGGGATATCAGAAAGCAGATAACGATCTGTGAAGTAAAACTGTATGGATCGGAAACAACAGAAGAGGGAGAATTTTTTACAGATTGCGAAATATCGGCATCAGAGCTTTCAGAATGCGTGGTGATAAAGGTAAAAGGAACGCATTCAGCCATTAAGATAAAAAAGACAGCACTATTAAGCTTAATAGGATATCCGTGTAATCACAATAAATATATTGAGAGGATTTAAATAATGACAAAGACAATTTACAACGAGGAAAAGTATGTGGAGAAATATCCGGATCCAACCGCAGCTCAGGCGATTGAGAATATCAACCGTGAAAACAGAAAGAGCCGGGAACAGCTTCAGGGACACCGGAGCCGGGTTATTGGCAAAAGTTTTGAAGAAGTGATTGAAGCGGCCTGCATAAATTACCGAAACAAAGAGATTGCCATCATTGAGAAAACCCCAGAACCAATGAAGGTTTTGGGAAAAGTCCATAGAAGAGGAAGTAATGGACGTTTTGAAGCGTGTTTCATCAAAAAAGCCCAACCAGATTTTAAAGGTTGCTTAGCAAACGGAAAAGCCATCGTCTTTGAAGCGAAAGCTACGGAAAAGGACAGGATCAGGAAAAATGTGATAACAGATGAACAATTTGAATATCTGGAAGGGTACTGGAAGATGAAAGCCAGCGCCTTTGTGCTTGTGTGTTTCAATATGGAGAGGTACTATCGGGTACCATGGGGGATTTGGAGGGAAATGGAAGTTATTTTTGGGAGAAAATATCTGCAGGAAAGGGATTTAGAAAGCTGCAGGGTTATGTTTTGGAATGGATACCTTGATTTCATGCATAACATAGCAGAGGTGTAAGAATGAAGCTTCCAAGTTGGCTAAAAATTACCATGATTCTATTGTTTTTATTGAGTTTTGCATTTGTTGCCTGCACCGGTGCTGCTGAAGCAAAAGGAGGTTCTGTATCTGCAAAACCAAGCGTGCCGGAAAGTAAACCAACAACGTCGAGCAATGCAAGCAAACCGGCAACGACAAGTAAGCAGACAAGCACAAGCGGTTCGACAAACCAGGGGAAAACGAACACAACCAGTAGTTACAAGCCGACGTCAACCGTAACGTATAGCGCAAAATCATCAAAACAAAGCAGCTATTACGCCTTGAGCAATAAGAAATTAGATTTCTCGAGACCGTATAAGTCATTTCAAAATTATGATTATCAAAAAGCTGCAAGTAACACCTATTATTACAGCAATTCGTTTTTATCAAATTATCTGGATTATTTAATTATTGAGAATTTGATGAACGATGAAGAAAAAGCAGATAAAAACAAAGACAATGATGCGTGGTTGTTGATGTATATGATTTTAAGGTGAATGGAGGAAAAAATGGTAGAAATCGCACTAGGAACGATAGCGATATTCATTACTGGATCAGTTATAATAACATCGCTTTCGTTTATGGCATTGTTGGTAATAGGAATAACTGAATGGTGGAAATATAGGAGGATGAGATGATAGAGATAAAAGGAAAGTACAATACTGCAGAAGTATTTACGGATGAAATAGAAAAAGAAACACACAAGCAGATTTTGGAAATGTGCAATGTAAAAGAGCTTGAAAATTCAACAATCAAAATCATGCCGGATTGTCATGCCGGCAAAGGCTGTACCATTGGCACAACAATCATAATGCCAGACGATACACCAATTAATCCATATTTTGTGGGTGTTGACATTGGCTGTGGTGTTGAACTGATGAAGATTCAGGGAGATTTCACATTTGAGCAGCTTGACGAAGTGATCAGAAAGAACATTCCTTCCGGGTTTTCTGTTTATGAGAAAACCTGTGACCATGCAGAGGAATTTGTTAAAAAGCTCAATTGCTTCGATCAATTGAAAAACAAAGAGCATTTATACAAAAGCTTGGGAACATTAGGTGGTGGGAATCATTTCATTGAGGTGGCAGAAAACAAGGAAAAGGAAAGATTCCTGCTCATACATAGCGGATCTCGGAACCTGGGGAATCAGGTGGCACTGATTTATGGAGCTGCAGCAGATAAGGAAGGTTTTCTGACCGGGGAATTAAGAGAAAAATACTTGCAGGACATGAGGCTGTGCCAGGCGTTCGCAGAAGCAAATAGAAGCTCAATCGGAATGGAGATTATCTTTAGACTGGGGATTCAGGGATCAACGGAATGTACGACCGTTCATAATTACATTGAAATGAATTGGGACATGATCACGTTGCGAAAAGGAGCTGTCAGCGCATGGCCAGATGAAAAGCTGGTGATCCCAATGAATATGAGGGATGGTACTATTTTGGCCAAAGGTAAAGGAAACCAAAACTGGAACTTCTCAGCACCGCATGGAGCCGGTCGGATCCTCAGCCGATCCCAGGCAAAGAAGCGCCTGGACGTTACAGAATTTGAAAAAGAGATGACTGGTATTTTCACAACCTGCGTTTCAAAGGAAACCTTGGACGAAGCACCGATGGCGTATAAGCCAATGGAGCAGATCATTGATCATATTGACGATACAATTGAAATACTGGATATCTTGAAGCCGATTTATAATTTTAAGGCATAAGGAGAGGGAAGATGAAGCTAAGCGATATTGGAAAAGAAAGAGAACAGCAATCGCTGCAGGAATTGTTTGAAGTTGAACTGGAAAAAGTAATTGAAAACATTATGGATAAGCGCACCTATCCGGGGGATAAGAGAAAAATTCAGATCAATGTGATCGTTGTTCCTAAAAGTGAAAGGGATAAACTGAGATTAACATACGATATCAAAACAACATTGGCACCAATCATGGGCGGGGAAACGAATTTAGACATTGTTGGACAAGGTTATGGACAATACGAAATAAGACCGAGTATTTCAACAAGCAGAATACCCGGTCAGGTTGATTATCGTGATGTGTTACCAGACGATGATGGCGTTTATCCAGAGGCATAGAACATGGATATTTTAACATTACTGGTTATTCTGATTGGCGTTGTCACATTAATGTGGATCGTTGCGTCATACATGGAGATCGAGAAATTAAAAACTATCGTTTATGGTGAAAAACCAAAGATGAAGTTATCCAGCCTGTGGGAGAAGTTGAAACGGCGCTCAGTAGAATTGGGGAAGCATTCATAAATGTAGGGCATGCATGGGAGGTTACATTTGCTGGACGGATACAAAAGCTTGATGAAAACAAAATATATTATTTGGCTCACCCATGTACGACCGGGGGAAAAAGCATTAAAGAAAATAAAATCAGAGAAGAGTTTCTATATCAGAGAATCATCAATGAGAATCCAGGTATCCGGATCATTCGACCTTTGCAGATCATCCCAGAAGATATGCCACATGAAGAGGCAATGATCAGGTGCTTTAATATGCTGGATGCTGCAGATACAATAATTTTGCCGATGGGATGGGAAAAGAGTAATGGTTGCTCTATGGAGCATAAGAGGGCAGAGAAAAAAAGAAAAGAGAGAATATTGTTAAGAACGAATTAGGGGGAAAAATGAACGACGAAAGATTAATGGCAATCATAAAAACGACAGCAGAAGAGGCGGCGGAGTGTTCATCATCAATGACGCTATTGAAATTTCAGAAGGGAAACCTGATGAAAGATAATAAGCGATCAACCTTTAAAAAAACAGAATCGCTCCTTTATAATTATCCGAAGTTTAAGCAGATTATAAAGGAGCGGGAAGAGGTTCTATCCCATGAATCAAACTTCTTCCCAGCAGGTAAGAGCGCTGACATTGTCAGATACTCAAAGCAGTCGCAAGGGACTAAGGATATCGATGAGATTATTAAAGAGAAGCACGACGCATATGAGCTATCACTGGAAAGAACAAAGCGATCAGTCAAACTTATTGACGATGCATTGGGCAAGCTTATCGAGGATCCTTATTATGAAATCATCCCGGCAAAGTATTTTGAAAGCAAAACACATGAACAGATTGCTGAGATGTTCGGAAAAGATATATCAACGATTACCAGGAATAAAAGCCGGTTGGTGAATGAGCTGAAGATAATCCTATTCAGTGATGAGGCAATTGTGGAGCTATTTACTTAAGCACTTGACAAATGCACAATCAGCGCACAATTGGTGCTATTGTGTGCGCTATATATAGAGTTTATAATGTGTACAAGTAAAATTATGTAAATGAGACATCGGGAAACCGGTGTCTTTTTATATTTAAAAGGTGAGCGAATGAATGAGGACAAATGTTTATACTGCATTAACCGTTGGGGATGCGGTGGTATCTGTACCAGATGTGAACGAACAGAGTGTGGGTACAATCATAACGGACATTGTTTAGACGTCAAAGCGTTGAAGCATCCGGACAAACAGACAGGCTGTATTTATTACACGAATAGCAATAAGAGAGGAGAAGGATAATGAAGATTGATCCAAAGGAATATAGAGTTGAGAAGCTTAACGCCAATGGTGTATTTGTTGAGTTGGATGATGTTATTGATATAAGAGCTGATGAAAGCATTCTGTATAGCGAGGGATCATACATTGAATCAGTGATTGATGTCATTATTATAACTCACATCAATGATGGCGTGCTGACTATTACATCGGGTAATGTTGCAGAGTTTCGATTCAATAAACGAACATGGGGTAGAGATCGTATCACGCTTTATCCATGCGATCCTGATAAGAATACGGAATGCAAAGATAGAATGAATTGCTTTTACAATCCGCAAAGTATAAACAGAGAATGCAAAGAAACAACGCACCGAGAGTTCCGGCGTGAAGAGTGATCCGTATTACCAATCAAAGAAGCACAAGGCATGGCGGGCCAAAGTATTAAGGCGAGACAACTACCAATGCCAGGAGTGCAAGCGTTACGGAATACTCAGGGAAGGAACCATTGCACACCACGTAAAACCCAGGGAAGACTATCCAGAGCTGCAGTATGACGTGGATAACGGCAGGACACTTTGCGCAAAACACCACAACAAAGAGCATCCGGAAAAAGGAACAAAAGCTTTGAAGTCCAGAAGACAATTGTAAATAATGGGATAGCAAAGCCAATCCCCCCCATCTAAAATAAAAATTATTTAAAATTTCGAACATTGGATAGGGTGACTCTTTCCAATAGAGCGACCGCCAGAAAACTTTTTTTGACAATGAAGGGAGGTGATCGAGTGGCACGGGCGAGAAGAAAAAAAACTGAAACAGAATATGAATTTAACGTCCGGGTGGAAAAAGGAAAAATCATCGAAGATATGAAAAAGCTTGGAACGTATAAGCCACAATATGAGAGCATCACAAATGTTTACGCAGATCTGTTGGTTCAATATGCGGATGCGAACAGAAAATTTGCGGAATCAGATTGTGCGTATGAAACCACCACCGGCGCCGGAGGAACGAAAAAATCTGCAATCGTGGCGACACTCGAAAGTCTGAGAAAAGATATCCTCGCATACTCGGATCGTCTTTGTCTTAACCCGAAATCGGTGGAGTCGGTGACGACTGAACAAACCAAAAGATCTGGACTGGCGGATATTCTGAAAAACTTCGATGGCTAAAAATTACGATCTTGTGATGGAGTATGCCAGCAGCATCGTTGAAGGTCGAAAAATAGCATGCCGTGAACAGATCCAAGGTTGCCAACGGTTTTTAAATGATTTAAAAAATCCGGATTATGAGTTTAAGACAAAAGATGCAGAGTTTGTTATCTACATCATTGAAAATACCTTTGTTCATATGCAGGGCGAAATGCTTGACGGTACGCCGCTCAGGGGAAAGCCGTTTCTGCTGGAGCCTTTCCACAAAGTTATTGTTTACAATTTATTGGGGTTTTACCACAAAGGAACAAAAATTAGGCGCTTCAAAGAGGCGCTTATTTTTATACCACGAAAAAATATCAAAACAAGCTTTGCCGCAGCACTTGCATGGGCATTGGCGATACTGGAAAGAAGGAGCGGGAGTAAAGTATATATTGTGGCCGCCGCAATGAAGCAGTCTTTAGAAAGTTTCAACTTTATAAATTTCAACCTTCTTCAAATGGAAGAAAAGAAAAACTTCCGGGTGATTGATAACAATCAGGAACATTCGATTTCTGGCGACCTGGGCGATGGATCATTATTCATTCAAGCTCTGGCAGCCAATCCGGACAGACAAGATTCATTAAATTGTAATCTGGCCATAGCCGATGAGATCCACGCTTATAAAACACCGAAGCAATACAACATCATCAAAGAAGCCATGAAAGCTTATACCAACAAATTGATGATCGGGATCACAACCGCTGGAGATGATGCGAACTCTTTCTGTTTTCGCAGGATTGAGTATTGTAAAAAGATATTAGCCGGGACGGTGACCGATGAACAGTATTATGTTTTCATTTGCAAAGCTGACCAGGATGATGATGGTGACGTTGATTATACCAATCCGGTTATTCATGAAATGGCAAACCCGGCCTATGGGGTGTCGATTCGTCCGGAGGAAATAATGAATGATGCCAGGCAGGCTCAAAATGATCCGCAGCAGCGAAAAGATTTTTTTGCAAAATCTTTGAATGTCTACACCAGCGCCTTGAAAGCTTACTTTAATCTTGACGAGTTTCAAAGTTCTGATAGCCAGTACAACTGGACACTGGAAGAACTGGCCGCCCTTCCAATCAACTGGTATGGTGGCGCCGATCTTTCGAAAATGCATGACTTAACGGCGGCGGCCCTGTATGGGCGCTACACCTTTGAGGGAAAAGAAATTGATATCTGTATCACCCATGGTTTTTTCCCGGTCGCTGCAGCGGTGGAAAAGGCAGAAGAGGACAGCATCCCTTTATTTGGCTGGAAAGATGATGGCGTATTAACCATGTCAAATACAAAAACCGTCCACTATGATGATGTAGTCATGTGGTTTGAAAAAATGCGAACCATGGGTTTTAGAATTAAAATAATCGGGTTTGATAAAAAGTTCGGTAAAGAATTTTTTACAAAGATGAAAAAGAGCAGATTTAAAATTGTGGATCAACCGCAGTATTTTTATAAAAAATCTGAAGGGTTTCGAAGGATTGAAAAAAAGGCAAAAGACGGAGAATTTTATTATCTCCATAATCAGGGTTTTGAATATTGCCTACAAAATGTCCGGGCCATCGAAAAAACAGACGATATGATCCAGTATGAAAAAGTAGACGGTGACGGTGGAACGATGCGGATTGATATGTTTGATGCCGGTGTTTTTGGAGCCGTGCAAATGTTGGATGTCATGGAAAAAGATGGAAAGGCAAAACAATGGTTTGATTAGAAAAAAGGAGGAGTGAAGAGTGGGAAGACGAAACAAAAAAACAAATGTGATCCGGGGTGAGCCGGAGAAAAGAGAGTCAATATCGTCGTGGATGGTTTCGAGTGATGCTTTTGAGACTCTGGTTGTGAGTGGGTATACCCGATTGGCAGATAACCCGGAAGTTCAAATTGCCGTTAATAAAATTGCTGATCTGGTATCGTCAATGACGATCCACCTTATGAGAAACACCAATAAAGGCGATGTCCGGGTGCAGAATGAGCTGTCTAAGAAAATTGACATTTCACCAAACAAAAACATGACCCGGAAAACGTTCATGCATGCGGTTGTTAAAACAATGCTGCTGGAAGGGAACAGCGTGGTTTTCCCGAAAACAGCCAGTGGCATGATTGATGATCTGGTACCGCTGAAACCTTCCCGGGTATCGTTCCAGGAAAATGGAGACTCATATTATGTAAGGTATGGCGGGTTAACATACCAACCAGAAAACATGATTCATTTCCCAATTAATCCGGATCCCGAAAGGCCATGGATGGGGCTAGGGTATCGGGTCGCACTCAAAGAAGTTGTCCAGAATCTAAGGCAAGCAGCGGCCACAAAAAAAGGGTTTATGGAATCCAAATGGAAACCGTCCCTGGTGGTCAGGGTCGATGCCCTGGCCGATGAATTCAGCGGCAAAGATGGACGGACAAAATTTCTCAACGAGTACATTGATACTCAGGATGCCGGACAACCGTGGGTAATCCCTTCGGAGCTGCTGGACATCCAGCAGGTCAAGCCGCTGTCACTCAATGACCTGGCAATTAATGAGGCGGTCACCATTGATAAAAAAACAGTCGCCGGCATTATCAATGTCCCGGCCTTTATTGTGGGTGCCGGGCAGTATAACAAAGATGAGTATAACAATTTTATCAACTCCACAATTTTACCAATCTGTAAATTGATTGAACAGGAGTTGACCAGGAAGCTGTTAATTTCTCCGGATCTGTATTTTAAATTTAATTCCCGGGCATTGTATGCCTATGACATCAAAGATCTGTCCAGTGTTGGCCAGGAACTATTTGTCAGAGGGATCTTAACCGGCAATGAAGTCCGGGCCAGTCTGGGGTATAGTCCACTCGATGGGCTGGATGAGCTGGTCATACTGGAAAACTTCATTCCGATCAGCAGCATCGGAGATCAGAAAAAACTTAACCAGAATGGAGGTGGTAGTGAATGAGTCGAGATATAAGACAATCCAGGGATCTGGTAATGGAAATTGAAAAGCGTGAAGATGATGGAACCGGCGATTTATTCCTCGAGGGATATTTCGCTATTTTTAATTCCAATTATGAGTTATGGCCGGGCGCCACTGAGAGTATCGCTCCTGGGGCCTTTACTGAATGCATAAGCGGTGATGTTAGAGCGCTGTACAACCATGACACAAATTTAGTTTTAGGCCGCACGGGAGCCGGTACGCTTGAATTGCGTGAAGATTCACACGGGCTATGGGGCAAGATTAAAATTAATCGCAACGATACAGACGCCATGAACGCCCACACCCGGATCATGCGGGGGGATGTTACCCAGTGCTCATTCGGTTTTGATATTGAAGCCGAAGAATTTAGAGACAACGGTGATGGTACCTGTCACTGGACGATCACAAAAGTAAATCCATTATATGAAATTTCGCCATGCGTGTTTCCAGCCTATAAGGAAACAACCGTTTCCGCACGTAAGGAAGATTTTGAAAATATCAAAAAAAGACAACATGAAGCGTGGCAGCAACAAATGAAATCAAAAATAAAGGAGGTCAGTAATGGCTTTAAAAGTATTGATGAGGAAAAAAGAACTGACAGAAAAGCAAAAGCAACTCGTGGAGCTTAGAAAAGTTTCGGAAACATTCCCGACCCGGGAAATTAATCTGGAAAAGGCGATTGAAGAGGCCGAAACCGAAGAGGAAAAAAAGGTCGTTGAAGAAGAGGTTGAAAAGTATGAAGCGGATAAAGCTGAAAATGAAGCAGCGATAGCAGAAACTGAGACTGAAATTGCCGGAATCGAAGCGGAGATTGCTGAGATCGAAAGATCTGCACCTGTTGGAACTCCGGCAGAACAACCAAAAAACACAGAAGAAAAGAGAGGTAATATTATGCCAATGAACACCAGAAGATTTTTCGGAATGACACCAGAAACCCGGGACGCATTTCTTGCCCGCGAGGATGTAAGAGACTTTATTGAAGCGATTCGTGAAATCAAAACAAGAGGTATTACAAATGGGAGCCTGTCTGTTCCGGAAGTGATGCTGGAACTTTTACGGGACAACATGGAGCAGTACTCAAAACTTACAAAATACGTAACCTTGAAGCCAATTGGCGGAACAGCCCGGGAAAACATTATGGGCGCCGCTCCTGAGGGCGTATGGATGGAAGCAGAGGGCGAATTGAATGAACTTGATATGTCATTAAACCAGGTTGAGGTTGATGGTTATATGGTCGGTGGAATCATCTGGATCCATAACAATTTGCTGAAAGATAGTGATTTGGCACTTGGCAGCGAAATTATGGATCAACTGGGTAAAGCCATCGGCAAAGGTATTGACAGAGCGTTGCTGTATGGAACGGGAACAAAGATGCCGGTTGGTATTGTAACCAGACTTGCCCAAACAGCAGCACCATCTAACTGGCCAACGTTCGCCCCAGCGTGGACAGATCTGCACACCACAAACGTTAAAAAACTGAATATTAACGGAACCACGGGTGCTGCGTTTTACGCTTCACTCATTGAGGCCCTTGGCGTGGCAGCACCAAATTATTCAGATGGTAAAGCCTTTTGGGTAATGAACAGAAAAACGCATATTAATTTAATGACAAAAGCCCTGGCATTTGATGCGGCAGCCGCTCTGATCGCTGGTGTTAACAATCAGATGCCAATTATCGGCGGCAGCATTGAAGAAATTGAGCTTGTTGGAGATAATGAAATTATCGGAGGTTTTGGTTCTGTTTATATTCTGGCAGAACGGGAAGGATCTGCCCTTGAAAAATCAGAGCATGCCAGATTTGCACAAAACCAGACCGGATTTAAGGGCTATGCCCGTTATGATGGGATGCCTGTTTTTGGGGAAGCATTCGTGATGGTATCATTCGATAATACCGACGCAGCCACTACTTCAACTTTCGAAACTGACTACGCCAACACTGAACTGGGAGCATTGGCCGTAACCTCGGTTGCTGGTACCGCATCGGGTGATACATTAGTAACCGTTGCCGGAGCTGAAGCCAGTGGAACGACCCTGGGTTATAAAGTTCTCGGGAAAGCAGCAGCGGTTAAATCCGGTGATCCAAGCACTGGTTACACAGCCTTTACTACGCCAGACGATATTACCGCAGCAACAGGCAAGATTATTACAGTTGTCGAATTTGACGCTGCTGGCCGGGCCATTAAAGTCGGTACCTGCAGCGTAGTGGCAAAAGCCTAGTTTTAGGAGGTTAAAGGATGCAGGATGATCTATTACTGGTAATGTTAAAGCAGGATCTTGAAATCCTGCATACAGCAAAAGACGAATACCTGACAAATCTGATTAAAATCGCCAAAGAGATGATTGCCCGGGAGGGCATCACTCTGGGCGATGATTATGAGGATCAGGGAATTGTAGTGATGTACGCCGCCTGGATGTACCGGAAACGGGCGGCCCCTGATTCGGCAATGCCCCGGATGATAAGGGCCGCTTTAAACAATAAACTGTTTTCCCAGAAAGCGACGGTGACAACCGATGTTTGATGGGGGACTAGTAAAAATTTATAAGATTGGTAATGTGAGCAACCCCGGCGATACGCCGGTGGAAGCGCTCACGTTTTACCAGTCTTTTTATTTTGAAGAAAAAACAATCGGCATGACCAGGGCATACGCTGCCATGCAAGCCGATTCAAAGATTGACCGGTTGATAAGCATCTGGCAAGACCGATCAGTGACCGATCAATGTGTTTGTGTGATTTTTGATGGCTCAAAGATTGAGGACAATGTTGAGGTCGGGATTCAATACCGGATTACCCAGGCGCAGCATAAGACAAATAACGATGGTCTTAGAATATCAGATCTGACACTGGAAAGGTTGGATGGTGGGTTATATGACATTAGCTGATGTAAAAAACGCCTTATTGGGTGTTTTGCCGGGGAAAGTCTATCATCATTTCGCAGCGACCGGAGCAGTGGCCCCGTATATCGTTTGGGCAGAGGACGGCCAGTCCGGAAGTTTGTATGGTGATGGGAAAATGGTTAAACAGGTCATGGAAGGAACCATTGACTTGTTCACAAAACAGGAATATGATCCGCTGTTTTCAGAAATACAGCATGCATTAAACAATGCCGGGATCGGGTTTCGTCTGAATTCTGTGCAGTTTGAAGAGGACACACAGATATTTCATCACGAATGGGTGTGGAACATACCGATGGGGGTGTAGATATGGCTATGGCATCATTCATGGCGGGAGATGATTTCATGTTGAAGCTTTCAAGACTGGAAACAGATATGGAAATGATCGCAAAGAAAGCGATCTATGCCGGGGCAAAAGTTGTGGCCGATGCCATGAAAATAAATCTCAAAGGGGTATTGTCTGATGAAGCAACCGGGGAGCTGGTTGAAGCCATGGGGATCACACCCATTAAATTGCTGGGCGGACAATGGACTGCAAAAATCGGTTTTGATGGATATGATGCAAATGGAGTAGCATATCAGCTTATTGCCCGTATCCTGGAATCGGGAACGAGCACAAGAAAAAAGAAGCCGTTCATGAGAAAAACAATGAACCAGGTTAAAAAGCAGGTTGCAGAAGTAATGACGCAAGTCATTGATGAAGAAATGAAAAAAATATTTGGTTAAGGCGCTTTCGGGTGTCTATTTTATTTGAAGGAGAAATCAAAATGACGATTAAAAAAATGAATTTACAGTTATTTGGTGATACAGTTCCGGTAAATATTAAAAATTTTTGTTATGCAAAATTGAATGTAAACACCGGTGTCTATGAACCACCAGTGGTAATTCCGGGATTGATGGAAGTAAAAATGGAAATGAAAGTAGAAGAATCAAAACTTTCAGGGGATGGAAAAACAAGATACATTGTCAATACCGAGGGTGATGTCAGCATTGAGGCAACGGTGAATAAATTTCCATTGAAAGATCGGGCAACACTGCTGGGAAGAACGTTCGATGCTGAAAAAGGGACATTGCTGACAACTGAAAATGATGTTGCCCCATATGTAGCAACCGGATTTGAGATTGAAAATGAGGATGGAACCAGTGCGTATACCTGGTTATATAAGGGACGGTTTGGTCAACCATCGGAAAGCTACAAACAAAAGGAAGAAGGCAAGGTCACATTCCCTAATCCAACACTAAAGGGAACATTCATTGCCGATAAAGACGGTCACAAAGGTATTATCATGGATGAGTCCGAAGGAATCACGCCGCCGGCAAACTTTATGGCATCTGTTTATAAACCGACAATCGATTTAGTAGCACCGACGGTAACGAGTGTACCAACTGATGGAGCCACCGGTGTACTGGGAACCGCCAATCTGGTGCTGACATTCAGTAAAGCAATTTTGGCTGATACCATCAATACGGCAAATATCTTCGTGATGAAATCGGACGGAACAGCTGTACCGGCAACATTATCAGTGAACGCCACAAATACCATTGTAACCGTGGATCCGGTTGCGACACTGACGGCAGGGGATTACATTTTAATTGCGACCACTGGCGTGAAGAGTGCTGCAGCAGGCGTCAACATGGCGGAACGATACATCGTAAACTTTACAGTGTAATGTAACAGGGGGGCTTTAAGCCCATTTTTTCGAGAAAGGAATAAATAATGGAAATTAAATTACAAATAGGCGATACAGAAAAAACATTTGTTACCGGAAGACCCAAAGCAAGAGCCGTTCGTGATGCCATCAAACTGGCTAAGAACCTGGACCCGAAGAATATTTCAGAAGAAACGCTTGATGAAATGGTTGATTTTACCGTTGATACATACGGAAAACAGTTTACCAGGGATGATGTATATGACGGAATCTATGCAGATGAAATGATTGAAGTGCTTACCAAAACGGTCAGAGAGGTTGCCAACGGAACATCTAAAAAGGTGGAGTCAAAAAACGATCAGGCGGGGACGGTAGTGGAAAACTGCTGACCCTGCATGAATGGATTGATGAATTCTATCTGCATCTTTTAAAAGACGGATGGAAACTGGGAGAGATTGATGAAATGGATCTGTGGTATTACCTGGATCTGATAAATTACAAACAGGAAAAAGAATATTGGGAAAATCAAAGAAAAGCAGTTGCGATGCTGAAAGGCATATTGTAGCTGTTTTTATTTTTCCGGAAAGGAGGAAACATGGGATATGATGCAGGCTTAAAAGTTGGCATTGATGGAGAAGCGGATTTTAAGAACGGCTTGAAAAGCCTGAACAGTGAAATAAAAACAGTCGGATCCGAATTAAGGGCCGTTACCAAAGAATTCCAGGATAATGCTGACTCCATGGAAGCCTTAACAACCAAAAACAAAGTGTTGGCCAAAGAAGTTGATTTGCATAAATCGAAGGTCGAACTGTTAAGCAGAGAGTACAAAAACCAGACCGATGAGTTAAAAAAACTGGAACAAAAGCTGGAAGAAACAAAAAAAGCCCATAGCGATGATTCTGAAGAGGTAAAAAAGGCCCAGAAAGAATATGAAAACCAGGCGCTTAAAGTAAGAAAACTGGAATCCGATTTGGGTACAGCAACTTCAATGCTGAATCGGTACACCAAAGAGATGAACATCAATTCTCAATCGGTCAAAGATCAGACCAGTGATACCGGAAAACTGGAAAAAGAACTGACTGACCTGAAGACTGAAATGGGATTGCTTGAAAGTGACCAGAAGAAGCTGACCAGCACCTTTAAACTGCAGCGGGCAGAACTGGGACTGAATGTCACCGAGGCTGAAAAAATGGAGCTGGCCCAAAAGCAGTTAAAACAACAGATTGAATTGACTGATATAGTGGTAGCCAATCTTGATACGCAGTTGGACAAAGCAAAAAAGGCCTATGGTGAAAATTCAAAAGAGGTTAAAGACCTGGAAACAAAAATCAATGAAGCAAAAACGCAGATCGTTGATTTTAAAAATAAGCTGGACGATGTCAAAGAAGGTTCTGACAATGCCGGAGCCGGACTGGAAGAACTGAATAAAAATGTCCAGTCCATCACGCTGTTTGAGATGGCAGATGCCCTGCAGGGTGTAACCGACAAGATTATTGAACTTGGAAAAATGGCAATGGATACAGCCATGTATTTTGGTGATTCTCAAACAAATATCAAAGCAAATTTGGGTTTAACAGCGGACGAAGCAGCAGCACTGAATGATGTGGTCAAAAATGTATTTGAAAATGGCGTGGTAGGATCTGTTGAAGAAGCAACCAATGCCGTTATCCTGGCAAAACAATCTTTTGGGGATTTGAATAATGCAGACCTGCAGAATTTAACAAACCAGATTGTCACCATTGCCGATCGTACCGGAACAGATGTTAAAGATAACATCATTGGCGTTGATAAATTGATGACAGCTTTCGGAATAACCGGTGAGCAGTCATTGGATTTGATTGCTGCAGGTTTCCAGAACGGCCTGAATAAAAACGGAGATTTCCTGGACACCTTAAACGAATATCCCTATTACTTTTCACAAGCTGGTTTTTCAGCGTCGGATATGATGCAGATCATTTCTAACGGTATGGAAAACGGGGCAATGAACACTGATAAAGCAGCAGATGCCGTTAAAGAATTTCAAATCAGACTTGGTGACGGATCTATCGAGAAGGTGATTAGCTCTTTTTCAACGGATACCCAGGACATGTTCCAGAAATGGAAGAATGGAGAGGCCACCGTTGCGGATGTGGCAAAGTCGATTGGTGCCGATCTGCAGAAGATGACACCGAGCGAACAGCAGGCAGCATTATCAGCGTTGTCTTCACAATTTGAAGATTTGGGGGTTAATGGAGCAGCAGCGTTATTCAATGTTGGGGATGCGTTCAAAGATACGACCGGAAAAGCAAAGGAAATGGCAGAACAAAGCCCGGGTGAAAAATGGGAAGCATCAATCAGAAAGCTTCAGGATGCATTATTACCAATCGGAAATGCTTTAAAAGATGCATTTTCGCCAATAATCGATGGACTGGCAACGGTAGCTGAACAGGTTGGAAAATTGCCGGCGCCGGTTCAAGCGGCAATAAGTGGTATTGTGATTGCAGTTGGCGGAATCATCAGTGCCATTCCGATTGTGGCAATGTTTGCAGCGTCATTTAACACACTGGCCCCATTGTTTGCAGGAATTACAGGAAGTGCCGGAGGCCTTGGCGGTGCATTGGCAGCATTGACAGGGCCGATCGGTATAGCAATTGCAGCAGTGGCAGCAATCGGGGCCGTGATCGCCGGAGCCTGGCAGAATTCCGAAACGTTCAGAACATCAGTAGGAACGGCATTTGAATCAATAAAGACAACCATTTCAGATGCGTTTGCCCGGATCAGTGAAGCTATGGCACCAGCGGTGGAAGCATTCCAGGGTTTTGCAGTGAATATTCAACCGATATTACAGCAAATCGGTGATTTTCTGGGAATCTATGTTGTGCCTTTGGTACAGCAGTTTATCGAAACATTTATAAACGGGTTTACGGCAATCATTGTGGCTATTGCGCCATTTATTGAAGCCATCGGAAATCTGCTTTCGATTATTGGAAATTTTGTTGGTCTGGTCTTTGCATTGCTGACAGGAGACTGGTCAGGAGCATGGCAGTTCGCTCAAAATATTGCTCAAAGTGCCATTGATTTTCTGGTTAATGTATTTCAGGGTTTGGTTAATTGGGTGACGCTTATTTTCCAGAGTATCTTTGATTTTATAAAAGGGATCTGGGAAGGGATTGTCCAAAAGACAAACGAGAATTGGACAAATATCGTCAATTTTCTACAGACAACGTGTCAGGTAATCTATGACAACACGATTGGGAAAATTACAGAAACCGCCACAGCGATAGCAACCAAGTGGCAGGAAACCAAGACGGATACTCAAATCAAGTGGGATGCGATTAAAAGTGATCTGGCCACCAAGTGGGAAGAGATCAAAACAAACATCTCAACAAAAGTACAAGAAGTATTCAATGATGTTTCTCAAAAATGGCAAGACACACAGAACGATTCAAATGAAAAATGGGGAGGAATTGTTTCTGACCTGACAGCAAAAGCCGGAGAAATCTTCACGAACGTTACCGGAAAAATAAAAGAAATCGTGGATGATCTGCCTTTAAAATGGGAGGACATAAAAACAACAGCCGGAACAAAATGGACAGAGATTTACAATAATATCAAAAATGCGATTACAAGTCTTCCAGGGGAATTGAATGCTATTGCAGTAAATATGCTAACCGAGATGAAAAACGGGATTGATTCAACTTCAAGTGCAGTTTGGGGAGCTATGGAAACTTTGGCTGGTGAATTGCTTAAAAAATTCAAATCAGCGCTAGGAATTGCTTCACCTTCAAAGGAACTGTTTGCAATTGGACAATACATGATTCAAGGTTTGATAAACGGACTTAACGGCGATAGTTTAATGACCTTTGTAAACAATATGGTTGAAGAAATCAAAGCAGCATTTGCTGCAGGAAACTTCAATCTTCAGGCTGCAATAGATTTTGTTGGATCGGGAGCCTTAGAGTTTTTCAAATCAATCGGAGTTGGTGGAGCATCATTTGGAAATCTAGTGGCACCGGTATCGGGAGATATTACATCCGGATTCGGTCCCCGTGATGCAAGCGACACTAATGGTGTAGGATCTACAGATCATATGGGAATTGATATTGGTGCAGCATATGGAGCCACTGTTGGAGCTGCCGGTGCTGGGACAGTTGAATTTGCCGGAGGAGATCCCGGAAGCGGATATGGTTATTACGTCATGATTGACCATGGCAATGGACTCGAAACACTATATGGTCATTTATCACAAATTTTGGTAAATGTTGGCGATTTGGTTAGCCAAATGCAAGCGATTGGACTTGTTGGTTCGACTGGTAATAGTACTGGTCCGCATTTGCATTTTGGAGTCATGCAGAATGGCGAATGGGTGGATCCTTCTTCTATCTTTGGTTTCGATGTGGGATCCCGTTATATTCCGCAGGATATGGTGGCCATGGTCCATGAAGGTGAAATGATCGTGCCTAAATCAGAAAATCCTTATGCAAACTCTGAAGGGCAAATCATGCCGGGTACAACAATTAATCAGACCGTCAACAATTATAGTCCAACGGAACTATCACCATCACAAACTGCTAAATTAAATAAACGGGCATTGCAGGAATTGGCTTTGAGTCTGTAGGGAGGTAATAATGAAGACAGTTAAATTCATAAATGGAATTGGCGCTGAGATAACACTTACAACAGATTCAGAGCCGTTTTTGATGGAAAAGTTCAGCCAGAGCACCGGAGCCACGCAATATACCATCAAGGGATCTGGGCAAGATGGAACGAAGTTCATAGAGAACACATTGAATGAAAGTGATGTGACCGTAAAATTATCTGTTATAGGAAACTCGAATGATGAATATATGCGGTACACAAATCAGGTAAGAAGAATTTTTAATCCGAAGCTGGGCCAGGGATATTTTGTTTATAATGACGGAGAAAAAGATTTGAAACTTACCTGTGTACCGGATAAAGTTTTCTTTCCGGAAGAGGTTGGAAGAATCGCTGGAAAAGGAATTATCAGTCTCACCGCCCATGATCCATATTGGCATGAGCTGCTTGAGACAAAAGAAGAAATCGCACTCTGGGTCGGAGATTTTGAGTTTGACTTCCTAAACGGCCTGCAGATCCCAGAAGAGGGAATCATCATGGGCCACCGGGAACTTAGTCTGATTGTTAATTGTCCCAACGATGGCGACGGGGAAGCCGGTATGATCATCGAGTTTCGGGCTTTGGCCACGCTCACAAATCCATCACTACGGAACGTCAACACCCAGGAATACGTCAAAATAATCAAAACCATGGTCGCCGGCGAGATCATCCGAGTGAATACACATTTCGCTGAAGAGGATGTGGAAATGGAATTAAACGGTGTTACATCCAATGCTTTTAACTACATCGATGAAGATATGACATTCCTGAAGCTTTACCAGGGCGATAATTTATTCAGATACGATGCAGAAACGGGCCTGGATAATCTGATCGTTAACATCTACCGACAAAACAAGTATCTGGGGGTATAGAGCATGGATCTTTATGTAGCAGACAGAAGCTTTAATAAACTGGGTACCGTCAATAATCGGACATCGCTTCGGTGGGTGCGCCGGTACCGGAAAACCGGAGAGTTTGAAATCCATTGCCCGGCAACGTCCCAGAACATAGAGAAGCTGCAGCGGGGCAATGTCATCATCAAGCCCGGTGATCCAGAAGCGGGTTTTATCTCATATCGCAATTTACAGGAAGACAACGAAGGAAAAGAGCTGCTTGTTGTTAAAGGGCAGTTCTTAACCGGATACCTGAACCGGAGGATCATCTGGGGGATTGAAATCATAAATGGACTGGTGGAAGTGGCCATGCGGACGCTGGTCACAAAAAACGCCATTAGTCCCACGGACGCTGACAGAATCATTACGGGATTATCCCTGGGGTCGTTGAAGAACTACACCGAAACAGCTGATTACCAGACATCCTATGCAAATTTGACGGATGAACTTGAAAACCTGAGCAATCTGTCAGATATTGGATTTCGTGTCCGCTATGACGGATCTACCAGGTCAATGAAATTTGAAACCTACAAAGGACTGGATCGAACCGCCGGGCAGTGCGTTAATCCCCGGTGCATTTTCAGTAAAGATTATAACAACGTGGAAAAACAGGAGTTTACCGAAAGCGACGGAAATTACCGGAATGTTTGCCTGGTGGGCGGTATCGGAGAAGGAACAGACAGAAAATTTACAACTGTTGGCAGCGCAGCCGGTCTGGATCGGTACGAAGTGTTTTCAGATCAGAAGAGCCTGAGCAATGTTGTGGATAGCGTAACGCTGACCGATGCAGAATACCAGGCGCTGCTTCAGGGAAAAGGAAGTGAAGTTCTCACCCAAAATAAAAAGATCTGTGTATTTGACAGCTCCATTGATAAGAATGCGAACCGAAAATACAGAGAGGATTATGATCTGGGGGACATCGTGACAAACATCAACAAAAAATGGGGTGTCAAGCTGGATACCAGGATCGAAGAAGTGGAAGAAGTCTATGAGGACGGAAACGAAAAGATAAATGTGGTGTTCGGGGATGAAGCGCCAACGCTGATTGATAAGATTAAACAAATAAATCGACAGGCGGTTTCATCGGGAGGGACATCATCCGGAACGGTGATATCTTCAATCGATGGAGGGATATTTTAGAAAGGGGTGAGTTTATGGCAGAATCGAGTGGTTTTTTTCCGTCGTTCAATGGGGACAGACGGTATTTCACCAGTTTCTTCGCAGAGTATTTTGCGGATTTTATTGGAAATGGGATTTATCCCAATCCGTCAACCCAATGCCAGGTATTGGCCAACAATGATATGACGGTAACGCTGAAGCCTGGAAATGCCTATATCAATGGATACCGATACAAAAATGATAGCGATAAAAGTTTAAGCATTAAAACGGCGGATGGTGTTTTAAAACGAATTGACCGGATTGTATTGCGGCATACGATATTGAATCGGGAAATAAAAGCCTACGTGAAGAAGGGAGCATTTGCCAGCATTCCAGTGGCTCCAACGCTGCAGCGTGATGCAGACATGTGGGAGCTGGGGATTGCAGATATCTATATTGCCAATGGTGCGGTCAGTATTTCCCAGGCAAATATCACAGATTTACGATTGAATAATGATTATTGTGGGATTGTCCACGGGGCAATTGATCAAGTTGATACGACAACGATCTTTAATCAGTTTCAGGCGTGGTATCTTGAGACAACAAATCAGGCAGCAGCCGATATTGCGACGATGCTTTCAGCATTTCAAAGCGGGTTTAACACATGGTTTGCCGGGGTGCAGGATACGTTATCCGGGGATGTGGCCGGAAATCTACTGAATAAGATCAATGATCTGATTGCGAGAATGACAGCGGTTGAAGCGGATATCATCGTTCATACGACAGCAATTGCATTAATAGAGAACAGAAAAATAAATGATTTCAGAAAAATGAGAATGGGTGGGATCTGATGTTAATCCAATTAAGAAGAGGAAATGAAGCAGATCTTCCAATATTGGAATCTGGGGAGCCAGCATTTACGACGGACACCGAAAAATTATATATTGGAACCGGTTCGGAAAACACGCTGGTTTCAGATCAGACCTATACCCACATCCAAATCACTCCATCAACTGAATGGATTATACAACTTCCTGCTGGTTTTAAAAAATATCCGAGTATACTTATAACAGATTCAGCCGGGACAATGGTACAAGGCGATGCGAATTATAATGAAACAACCGGAGAGGTTACGCTATCATTTGCCGCAGCATTTGCTGGTCAGGCACATTTCAATTAGGAAGGAGGTAGACCATGAAGTATTTAGCAAATATTGATTTGAACAAAAACGAGATCCAAAATGCACGTTTCCAGAATCTTGCTGCAGCACCATCTTCACCAGTTGCCGGGTTATTTTATTATGATACGGTTTCAAATACAGCATTATTCCATAACGGGACTGGCTGGATTGACATGGGCCAGGTGCTGACAGGACCGGATATTGTATCACTCATAAACGCTTGTGCATCCTTAATCGATGCGGACAATATCAATTCACTTACGGCCGCAAAGATATCTGATTTTGACACTCAGGTAAGAACCAATGCTCTGAACCAGTTGACAGCACCAACAGCTGATTTATCGTTAAATAGCCATAAATTGACAAACGTTACGGATCCGGTGAGTGCCCAGGACGCTGCCACTAAAAATTATGTTGATGCGGCCAGATCCGGGCTGACAATTAAAGACCCGGTCAGGGTGGCCAGTACAGCCAATGTTGTGATTGCAACGGGAACATTATTGACAATCGACGGGATCACACTGGTTGCGGGAGATCGGGTTTTACTAAAAAACCAGACAGCAGCAGCCGAAAATGGCATCTATGTGGCTGCAACCGGATCATGGTCCCGGGCGTCTGATGCCAACATCAGTGCGGAAGTAATCGCCGGGATGGCGATCTGGGTCAATGAGGGAACTGTGAACGGTGATAGCCGATGGGTATTGACAACCAATAACTCAATCACCCTGGGAACAACTGCCTTGACATTCACAAAGGATTTCCAGGCGTCAGATATTGTCGCCGGCGCCGGTATGACAAAATCAGGGAATCAGCTAGATGTGATTGGGGTATTAAACAGAATTTTAATCAATGCAGACAGCATCGATATATCACCAAATTACGTTGGACAAAATACGATAACAACGCTGGGAACAATTGCAACCGGGGTTTGGAACGGCAGCATTATCCCGCTATTGTATGGTGGTACTGGCGCATCAACGGCAGCGGGTGCAAGAAGTAATCTTGGCGCAACCGGGAAATATGCCGCCAACGTCGGGGATGGATCATCGACAGCGATAACAATAACGCATGGGCTTAATAGTCTGGATGTTGTGATGACGCTGAAAGAGGTGGCATCTCCATACAATGCTGTCATGACTGACTGGCAGATTGTTGATGCGAACAATATTAAGCTTTTGTTTGCGACGGCTCCAACAGCTGCACAATATAGAGTGGTGGTGATCGGATAATGAAATATCTTAACACTATGCAAAATAAAGATGGTAAAGAAGTTGATGTTGATGGCCACCAGCACACAAAGTCAGAAATCACTGACATGCCAACAAAGCTGAGTGAATTTTTGAACGATATTGGTGCAGGTGGCGGTGTGAGTGCGCTAGTTATCATTAACCAGAATAGAAAAAACAGAATGGGAGGAATGTAAAATGGCTATTGGAGATGTAACACCAAGTGAATTATGCTTAGCGGCATTGGGAATAACAGCGGCAACGGTAATCACAAATGCCGGGGCGAGTTACCGAACCCAGGCGACGCAGATTTTTATAGCGAATACCGGGGCGTCTCAACGGACAATTACGTTGTATAAAAATGGGATAGCAACGACAAATATCATTGCAAGTTCGATTGTGATACCCGCGGGGGGATCTGTTATTATCGATACTAAATTAATTTTAACAGGTACCCAGACAATCGGCGCAAAACAGGATGTCGGGACGGATTGCAATATCGCAATCTACGGGATCGTTGAACAGATTGCGTAATGGTGAACAATTATGATTAGAAAATTTGGAGGAGTGGCGGGCGTGGACGGTCAGCCGCAGGGGATTGATATTGGGGTTGGCGGGAGCAATATCAAAAGCATTCAAAACGGGGTGTCTTCAATGGGCACCGGAGTTGGATATATTGATGTTACTATTTCTGCTATTGATATTACAAAAACAGTGGTAATTGTAACTGATGGATATGAAACTAGTGGTAATTATCCATATGATGGATATTGCAAAATGATTGCTTGGGCAATTAATTCGACAACGATAAGAATAGTAAGAGGTGTTACAAATGCGAACGTAAACAATATAAATTGGCAGGTAATTGAGTTTAATAATGTAAAATCATTGCAAACTGGCGGTATGAGTTTATATGTAAGCAACGGTGATCTAACTGTCAACCAATATGATCCAGCGAAATCAATTCTCATTTATAGCTACAATTTATCAACTACAACTAATAGCGACTATACAGTTTCTTTATTTAAAAATGGTTCAAATAAAATTGGTTATAAATCATTCTCTAGTTATAGCGTCTCAGTACGTTGGCAATTAATCGAATTTAATTAAGAAAGGAAATAAAAATGTATTTTTACGCACAACTAAATGAAAACAAAGTATGTATCGGAATCAGCCAACTATCAGGGGAAGTGATTCAGGATAATTTGATAGAGATCCCATCGGCTGATAGTGGTTATTTATGGAAAAAGTTCGAGAATGGGGCATGGAGTACCGGATCATTCGAACCGCAAAGCACAGCTCCGATCAGCGAGTTTGAAGAATTAAAGGTGAAAAACACCGCCCTGCAAACTGATTTAACAAACACAAAACTTGCCATGGCCGAACTTGTGGAGCAGCAGCAAGCTGACAAATTAAGCAGCCAGCTTGCACTAGCGGAAGTCATTGAATCAATTATGGGAGGAGGTGCCACAGCATGATCGTAAAAATGTATGCAGATTTAGTAGAGCAGCAATTACGGGCACTCACCGAAGCGGATGCATCGGCATGGAATTGTCCGATGGTTCCGGTTATTTACCGGGCACGGGTTGAAGCAGAACTGGCAAGCAGACAGGCAGCAGCTTAACGGCTGCTTTTTATTTGCGAAAAAACGACATTGAAAAAGAATCACAGGAGGGTGGAATTGGGGGCGGAAACGGCGTTTGATTTGGCGGTAAAGGTAGTGGGAGGGGTTCTCGTATTGTTAGCATTTAAAGCAAAGGTATGGCCGCCGGTTATTGGGTGCCTAAGAAAAAAGTTTATTAAGCCCCATATCGATCTAAACAATCGTTGTGATGAGTTTGAAAAAGCACAGGAAACCCTTGAAATCGGAGTGCTGGCAATACTTCATGATCGGGTTTACCAGGCGTGTAAACATTATATCGAACAGGAAAGCATCGATGTGGAAGATCTTAAAAACCTGGAACATCTTTATAATGCCTATGCCGCCATGGGCGGAAATGGTACTTGTAAACAGCTTTATGAGCGTGTATGCGCTCTGAAAATCAAAACAGATTAGGAGTATATAAAATGAAAGAAAAAATTATGAAAATTGCGGACGCTCTGAGTGGAGTATCCGTTTCTACGTGGGTAGTACTGGCAACGATTCTATTGGCGGTAACGAATGCGATTTTGACAGCAACCGGTCATAATCCAATTGAGGTATCCGATGATCAATTGTTTAAATTCGTGTCCTGGACGCTGGTATTTGCCAGCATCGGTTATGGGATCTGGAAAAATATGTCAATCACGAAATCAGCGCAAACAGCGGATGAAGTTCTAAAATTATTAAAACAGGGATTGGTAACGGTCGCTGAAGTTCAACAATACGTACAACAGGTAAAAGAAAAACAGAACACATCAGCGGATCAGAATACGAAAACAGTTCAAAACACAGGAAATTATAAAACAGAATAATGCGGAGGTAGCGAAATGCTGCAAATCGAAGGAATAGACGTTTCCCAGCACCAGGGCGATATCCAATGGCCACTCGTAAAAAGCTCAAACAAAAAATTTTCCGGCATCCGGATCGGATGGGGTGAAGCCAGGAATGCATCAGGCGGGGAGCTCGATGCAAAAGCCATGGTTAATTTGGATGCCTGTGTTGTCAATGGTATTCCCCCAATGCCGTATCTTTACTCTTATGCTCAAACCGTGGAAGAAGCAAAGATGGAAGCAAATTTTGTTAAAACTATCTTATCCAAATATCCACGATCAACCTTTGCATACCCGATTGCATATGATGTTGAGGATCAGCAGTATCAGGGAAACATCGACATCAACCCGATCATTGATGCATTCTGTGAAGAGATCCATGATTCCGGATATAAAGTTATTGTTTATACGTCATTGGATTGGTTTGAGAATAAGGTTAATGATATCAACAAAGGAAAGTGGTTCACATGGCTGGGTCAATGGGATGTGGATCAGCCGGAGTTCATACCAAGCATCTGGCAGTATTCAGAAAAAGGATCCGTTGAAGGTATTTCCGGAAACGTCGATCTTAATATCTGTTATCAGGATTATGTGAATATTGACAACCCATTTCCGACGAAAGCGGTTGAAGTCGTGGTTACTAAGCCATCAAGTCAATCTCAGGAAGTGATTGCACCAGCGGATCCGTTAAGTGTCCAGGTATTTTCAATTATTGAAGAGCAACGAGTTTTAAGACTTTTAAATTATGGAGACATCGAGGCAGACGGGCAAGCCGGCGAATTGACAAGATCAGCCAGAAATAATGCAAGAAGAGGTTATGGTCTGGCTGAAACCGGAGAATCCGGGCTGGATCTGGAACGGTGCCTAAGAGGTCAGCTTATGTCAGTGCAGGCCAGACTGAATGAACTGGGTTATGTATGCGATATTGATGGTCGCCTGGGAGATGCCGGCACCCAAACAACAGACCGGGTATTAAGCTTCCAGAGAGATAGAAACCTGACAATTGATGGAATAATCGGGACAAATACTTTTACGGCGTTGTTCTCAGTAACAAACGCACCGGTAGCGGCAACGGCCCCGGTAGTCGCATTACCTGAAGGAATGGCATCAAATAACTTCAGCTGGTACGAGTTCGCTTGTGGCTGCATAAAAGGAGATCCGACCAGTGGTTGCAATGGATATCCGGAAACAAATTATGGACAGATCATAGCGCAGCAGTTAATTGATAAACTGCAGCAGCTCCGGGATTATGTCGGGGCAATTGTCATTACGTGCGGGATCCGCTGTCCAGAGAATAACAAGTATTGGAATGGCGTTTGGGATTCACTTCATATGTTGGGTGAAGCCACAGACTGTTATTGTCCAGGACTGGACATCATCGAGTTTGCCAGAATTGCATGGCAGGTATTTGGAATTGCGGTTAGGGTTTACCCATCACAAGAGTTTGCTCATTTGGAGTTGTCGGATCTTGGAGGCGTGTACAACCAGGAAACAGGAGATTTTATTTATTGA